CCACCCATTTCCTTCATAGGAACATAAGCACCAACAACATCGTAAGTGTGGTTTGTTAGAACAAGAGGAATACCTGCCTTACCCAACTTAAGAGTAAGCACACGGAATGTCGCCTTGATAACTTGGGCACGAGTCATATCTCTAGTGGACTTACCCTCTGCGGTATCATTCATTTCTTTCTCTGTAGAAAGCATACCAAGAGAATCAAGAACAACAAAGACAGGCTTGCTGTCCTTCGTTTCAATGTACTTGTCAACGATACTGATTGCTTGGTGTCGGAAAGTTTCGACTGTTGCAACTGGGAAAACGGCAACTCTGTTGGGATCCATACCCCGTTCAGAAATCATACCCGAAGTGATTGCTTGTTCCGTGTCGAAATACAAAACCACCCCGTCTGGATTATCGTCCAAAAATTTCTTACACATACCAAGTGCGAAATAAGTTTTACCAGTAGCAGACTCTCCTGCCAGTGCCATGATCTTATTGTTTGGAATACCACCATACAAAGAACCAGAGAGAAGGGCATTGAAAGCATAAGAGCCAGTATTAATAAAACCTGTGACATCCGAACCCTCAATCCCATCTGAGGCAATTCCTGCATATTCGTTTCCTGAACTCTTTATGATTGTCTTTAAAAAATCACTCATTTGTTTTTCTCCAATTCAAATAAAGTATACTCTATTTTCTTACATTTGTCAAGTGCATTTTCGTATATTTCAACACTACATTTTTTATCTCGCATCATTTTACCTAACTTGTTTCTTTCGTCTTCGAGCATTGATTCCAGTATTTCTTCTATAAATTTATAAGCATCATATTCCATCATCCAAAAAATGACTCCAATGATGAAACGTGTTCATGATTCCATCCTATTTTGTCTAGTATGTTCTTAATCGGATCAAGAAAAGCCTTTTGAAACTGAACATCGTAGTCTATAAATCCTTCAAGTTCAAATTCTTTAGGGAGACTGTTAGGAAAGGCGATTACTTGATCTTTTCCGGCGACACCTCCCAGTGGGTTTGGTTGAACAAGATGCAGGAACTTAATTTTATCACCATCTATAATCTTTCTGTACTTGTTGTCTAGTTTATGCTTCTTGATGTAAAAATTATAAATCAAACTTCCTTTCACTGCGATTGGTGTAGACTTTTGGTATATGGTAGTGTTACTAGCATATTTATTCATACCATTGACACCTCTGGGAAACGCAATGTCTTCTGGATCAAGATTATTAAATTTTGTACGGAAAGACTCAACGAATTCAATTACCGTATCCTCATCTGTTGTGAGAATTAAGTTAATTGCTTTCTTGAGGTTTTCCCGGACTACCTGTGGAGTAGAAGATCGAGTTGTTTCGATGCCCATTATCTTGTTCTTTGGGGGATCATACCTAACACCCTCAGAATCAAAAACTTGCATCATGTATCTCTTTTTAGCAGTCCATACTGCTTTATCTGAAATACATTCCCTATCCATTATCATCTTGTTTTCATAAGCATTCATAGACGAAGCAAGTTCGTCGTACTTGTTCTTGATGAATGGTAAAATTATTTCTGCCGATGCTTTGTCCAGAAAGTCCACGATCTCTGACTTGGACTTCTTACCACACACCTTGTCAACAAGATTGCCAAGGCGAAGATATACAGAATCGGTATCAGATGCCACCACATAGTCATAATTGTTTGTTCCAACTGTTTTGTTTAGGAATTCATTTAGTTTGTCTGCAATCCAACGAATACTCAACTGACCCGACAGAGTAATTGCTTCTGCCATATCAACATCAAAGTATCGAAACCACTCGTTACCAATCGCACCATAAGCAGAGTTCAATTGAATCTTACGAACCAACTGGAAGTTATTATACTTCGCAATATCCTTTTCAAGATTCTTTTCTCCTGCTTGCTGTCGCTTCTGACACTCGATCATCTTCTTCTTGTACATCTTTCGTTCTTTGTACAACTTCTCCATAAGTGCAGGAAGAAACCCCTGAATGTCTTTTCGGTAACATGTCCCATTAGCAGCGATCGAGTAGTCCTTGCTCTTATGTTTGATCAAGGCGTTCTTCGGACGATCACTTCCGTCAAGGATGCCATTAGGTGTTATCATGTAATCTTTGTCTTGGTTGATCTTTGTTTCTGGACTGATGTTGTACTGCATGATCAGGTGAGGATACAGACTGTTCAAGTCGAAAGAGACAACCCATTCATGCATACCAACGATAGGATCTTTGACATATGCACCTGCATACTGAGCATCCTTCTTGCTAATCGTCTTGGGTGGAGGAACGATATTGTGTTCCATGAGATAGTGATAAATGATACAATCCCATGTTCGCACCTGTCCAAACACATCCATGTAATTTACTTTAGCAGCATAGGCGAGTGATATTGCTAATTCAAGCAACTTCATCTTGTCTTCGAGTTTACTAATAAGTTCAACATCTTTGACATTGTACTCAATAAATCGTTGGAAGTCATTTTTATAGAATGTAGACATGCTGTCATATTCATCATACGACAGTTTCTTTTCACCCAATTCAACAAAAGCAATATGATCAAGACGATATGATTCTTGATTTACATAGGTAAACGTCTGGTATAGTTCATAATAATCAAGAGTCGAAACACCAACAATCTCATAAGTTTGATTCTCTCGATTCATCTTCTTCACGGTTCTTTCCTTGATAATGTTCCAAGGAGAAAGTCGTTTGGATTCTGAATCCCCAAGAACCTTTGCAATTCTGTTTACAAGGTATGGTATATCAAAGAAACGAACATTCCAACCAGTAATTATGTCCGGAGATTCTATGTTCCACACAGATAAGAAACTAGAAAGAAGTTCCTCTTCTGTTTCAAATTTGAAGTATTTAAATGTTTCAGTCTCAGGCAGTGAAAAATCACCCAACCCAAAAACATAAATTGAACCATTACAATCTACAGTGATTGCGTTGATTACTTCGTTAGCATCTTCTGGTTTAGGAAAACCATGCTCAGATTCGCATTCGATATCAACTACAGCAACCTTAATCCTAGAAAAATCATAATCCATCTCGCCTGCATAATTTTCACCGATATATTGGTATACAAAATCCGTATTACCATAAATATCGAAACCATCTATTCCCTGATACTTGTTTACAAAGTCTCTAGTATCATTGATGTTGCCTGGTTGCACAGGTTCAACATACATTCCGTTAAGAGTTCTGTGTTTAGTTTCCTTACTTGAAGGTACAAACATAGTAGGCATGAATTCTTCTTTGCGTCTAAACGAAGCACCATTGGAATCATAACCACGAACAAGAATGTTCTTTCCTCTGATTGCTATGTTAGTATAATATCCATCACATTTCATTTTGCACCTTCTTCCAATACTTCAGGGTCGAATCCTTCTTATAACCATTCGGTCCGCCGTTATGAATTCTTGCTCGATCTTCGTCTGTAGGAGTTCTACCCAGTCTCTTCCGTGTAGCATACCTATTCCAATAAACAAGAACTACTTTCTCAGAATATTCTTTATCATAGCAACTACTATAACCATCAGACAACATGAGATCATCATACTCGCTGAATACACATGCATCGTGCCAATAATCTTTCCATATCTGGTAGGCACCAATAGCATTTCCGTTGTCTCCTATCTCAGTGGTGTTACAATTTGATTCCACTTTACAAATAGACTCTAGTAGAGATTCGTGGTTGTTGGTGGTTACACCATTAAACGCCTTTGCTCCACAACGAACAGAAGCGCCTAGAGTTGGTACACAAAGAAGGTATAAGATTAATGGTGTTTTCATATGTATATTATAACACATATAACAGTGAAGTCAAATCATTTCTTCTTAGAACTCACATAACCATCGAACAAAATGCAGTAATTAATAATATCTAGAATGGCATCATGATACCCTTCGTTGTCTACCTTAAGTTTACCGGCGGTTGCAAATGTGGATAGACGGGAAAGTTTATCACAGAGTCTAACAAGAAATCCCTGTTCGGTAGAACATATACCCATGTCTTCGGAT